CAGGCGAACCTGGCGGCGGACGCGGCGGACCTGGCGGCGGACCTGGCGGCGGACCTGGCGAACCTGGCGGCGGATTTATCCATCTTGCCGGTCACGATAAAATCAGAATAGAGCGAAATCACCAGCTTAATGGCGTTAACCTGGTCGGACCAAGCCTTTGCGTCAAGGCGCTTAAGATTACGTTTCTGTATCGCCAACAGGAGCTTAGGCCCCACCATCGAAAGGTCAGCGCCCGGCTTGATAGCTGAAAGGAACTGCAACGGGAACTTCTTGGATTCCCCATTCTGCAAGCCCTCGAAGATTCTGTCTTCAAGATGAGCCAACACCTGCGGGATACCCAACACCTTCTCATAATCGGCATGGTTGGAACCGTGGATGGTGCAGCCCACCGCGCAACCCTTCCCGTTCTCCCAATACTTACCTTGGATGATTTCGTCCGCTGCGGCATGAGCTTTCACACGGGCGATATATTCAGCCCGGATGCTGGTCTTGCCATGAAACGCTATCAGCTTACCCATTGTCTGCTCCCTTAGTGAATCGGGGGAATCTGAAATCTTGCCGTCTCTCCGAGCTGTCCCCATGCGCGTATCGGCTACCGGGCGTTATGTGCTGGTCCCCTCGCGGGCGCATCATCACGAATTTGCTGCGGGCCGGTGCCCTGGTCACTAGGTCTTTGCGGAAAGAACCGCCCTAGCCCTATGCGATTGAGACTATAGACCCGCAATATTCCAGTGTCAATAGCTTGACAGAATTTATTTCTCCTATACACTACCCTTATGAACCATTACCAAAAGCGGCTTAAAGCCCGGGCCGCGAAACGCCGGGCGAAGTTTAGGGCTCTAAAAGATAACGGCTATACCCTCCAAGCTATTGGGGATATGCACAACCTGAGCCGCGAACGCGTGAGACAAATCCTTAACCCGGAGACCTCTAAATGAATGCTTTAATAGTTGCGAGAATAGCAGTATTAATCATTGCGGCAATTTGCTTCTCGGTTAATGGCATGTTCATACAGGAAGGTAAAGATGCTCGGGCTATTGGTCCATTCATGGTAGGAGTCGCATGCCTTATTGGCGTGTGGTTCATACAATGAACCTCCAAACAGAACTCGAAAGGTTAGTAGAAGAACTCCGTTCCAGGCCCATGACTCAAATAAGAGCAGGGATGAGTTTTGCAGAGATAATCCAGGCAGCAAGAGATAGTGAAAGAGTGATGCTGTGTTTTGAGATAGAGAACTTGTTAGTGAGAGAGAAGATAGAGCGAACCCAACAAAGCTCAATACTGACGAATTCTTTGGGACAATTTGATAGAACAACTTGAGAGATAGGCTAACAAGAGTTAAAGAGTATTACTAAAGTTTCCATGTAGTAAATTCAGGAGTGTATTGCATGAGCAAAATTGGGCGCGGCCCCGCAAAAGTAGATATAGAGAAAGGCATTCCGATTCCAGGACGCCTCGATAATCTCCCTGAGGAATATCCTTGGGCGGAAATGGAGGTGGGGGATTCTTTTAAGGCTAAGGGAATCCATAAGAAGGCTATTTCCAGCCGCATTCACCGAGCGCAAAAGAAATATGCGCCCAAGAAGTTTGAATATCGCAATCTGCCGGAAGGCATCCGAGTTTGGAGAACGCAGTAATGGAAATGAACGAAAAGGCATTAAGCGCAACAATCTATTTGGCTCTAGCAAAATGGCATGATGAATATTCGGATAAATCCGAACTTCCCGATGTTTATTTCCATGACGAACTGATAGGTCAGATGACCGATGCGGCTTATTCTGTTTTCATGGCAGCGGTTAAGAGCGCGAAATTCACCGAGGAACAATCCAATGGCTAATATGAAATTGACCGAAGAGCAAAAGAAAGCCCATGCAAAGATGGTTAAGAAGCCGTTTTATATGTATGGCCTATTCAATTTCGATAATCCCTTTAGCGTTTCCTTTACGATTAAGCAAGCAAAAGAACATGCTTGTTGGCTTAATCATGGTAAGCCTTGGAAGGAAACCCGCAAGCTATTTCAGATTCACAATATAAAAATAATTGTGAGCAAATAGCCTAAGAGGTATTCAAGTGACTAGATGTAAGCACCCGCCAGAGAAGGTTACCAGAGAATGGATGCCGGGAACTCTGAACGAGCTTATTACAGTTTGTAAGTGTGGTGCGGTTAAGTTTTGGAGTGGCTGGACTGAGCCAAAGCGTAAACCCAAGCGGAAGTAGGAGATTCATAAATGGCGCGTAGTACCCAAGAGGGGAATGAAAAGAGGTATGCGGGTGAGGGAGATTTGGATTATGGGAAGTAAGAGCGGTGCTAACTAGCTGGGCCAGTTTCTGAGAGATTGCAGACTATTTAAATTGGCCGGGTAAACACCCTAGACAGGAGCGATTATGTGGTCTAAGATTATCGGGAGGTTCGGCGGTGGTGATGCACCGTCGCTCCTAAATTTGAGCCCTGGCAAGATGTTAGGTTCTTCCCAGGGCGCCGAGGATGTTCGTGGCATCCGAAGCGGCAGAGGCTATGCTCCGAAAGGAATTATAGCATCCGCCAGCCACCCGTCTATAGGGTTAATGCCCGAAAATATCCCCGATTTAGTCAAAAACTACCGGCGGCACCCGGAATATAAGTCTGTCGCTAGCGGGCCCCGGTTCCCCTTTACGCCCCGCGCCCTGTCAGGCTGGTATGTTCCCAGTCCGGACCTTGTAAGCCGCCCCTGGGTTTATTTGAATGGGAGGAACGCTGAGTACTCAGGCCATTTCGGCCTCTACATTAGTAGACCTGTCCCTAAGCCGGACAGGGAGGAAAAGGGTCTTGGTTTAACCTAAATAGGAGATTTTATGACCATTCAATTCCAAGGACATGTTGTTAAATGCGAAACCGGCAGCGTGAAAGATGAGCGCATGACAATCCATTGCGAAATGTCATGGGTTGATTCAGGCGACATTATGCTCAATGTGCCGATTGAAATAGCTAAGCATTACCGGCCCGGAGACCCTATTCAAGTCACAGTCATACCGTTAAAGAAATCAGAATAAGGAATTTAGCGTGTATTTAGGTAGGTGGTGCTATGGAAATACCTACGCGCTAATCGCGTTTGGCTATGTGATTGAGTTTCTACAGCGCATTCCTAAAGGCTGGAAATGGCGATGGGCAATAGAGAGACAAAAGAAGTGAAACAAGATTTGTTATATGAAGCCTGGGTAATGCTTGCCTATAACAACCCTAGGCCAAATCTCACCTCTAGTGAGCGCGGGAAAATTAACAAAGGGCTCAAGGAGCTTCGGGAGATAGGGGCCACCCCGCAAGAGCTAAAGGCCAAGTGGAGCGCCTACAAAGCGAAGTGGCCCAAGCTAGGTAACCCGAGTATTACGGCATTAACGGGGAACTGGAATATCCTGAACACGTCTTCCTCCCGGAGACCTCTTGAGACCTACAAGGCACCCGAGATAGTTAAGCCCACGGCGGAAGGATACAAACAGGCACTAGATTGTTTACCCGCTGGCCTTCGTCGCAAACTAGAACTCAAGCACTCATAGGGAGCAATTGAAGTGAACACCAAACTAAACGAATTAGCCGGGCGCGCTATGGGCTGGGAACTAAGCTCAGGCATTGATATGTATTCTGACGGCCAGTGGTTTACCGGCTCCCACGAAAGCCCTGATACTCAACGGCAATATCATGAATGGAACCCCTCCACAGACCTCAACGATGCAGCCGAGTTGCTGGAATATGCCGCAGATATGAATGCTTGGGTTGTCGAAAGTGTGCCAACAAGGGATGGGCTATATTTTTGCAGAATAGATGCGGTTGATGCTCAAGCGGATGAGAAGACTTTAGCTCTCGCCATGACTCTCTGCGCGTTGAGAGTTTTCGGCATCCCCGAACAAGAGCTACAGGAGGCTATGCATGAGCGCGATATATGAATTAATGAAAGAAACGACTAAATATGAAAGGTCAGATTCATTCGCGGATTCTACGGCGCGTGCGGCACTTTCTGCGCTCCCCGATATCAAGCGTATTGTGGAGTGGATTTTAAAGGATAGTCCACATGAATTTGATTGTGCATGGGTGCATGACTTTAGGGAAAACGGTGAAGATGCAATAGAAGAGTGTGATTGCGGCTTATCCGAAATCCAATCTCTCATAAGGAGATAAGGGAATGAGTAATATTCTAAAAATGCTCAATGCAGCTAACTATGCTATAGACGGTCCGTGGTTTACCGTGGATTCGGTTTGGCTACCGGGGCCCGATGTGTCGACCTATGTAGTAGCTGGCTTCTCAGACCCGCATATCGGCAAGCCGGTGGTGGATGCCTTCCTGAAAGACGAACTTGAGGAAGGTGAAAGCGAGGAAGATGTTATTTCGCAGGCAGACGCAAACATGGAATTTTGCGCAGCTTCAATGAATGCTGTAAAGGATATATCCAAACTAGTTAAATGGGCGCAACATGCACAGCATCATAAGGATTGTTTGGCAGTAGGAATGGAATCACCAATTAATCCCGATTATTGTACTTGCGGGCTCTTGGAAATCCAAAATCTAATTCAGGAGTAGCCATGCACCAGGAATCCTTAATATGAAACTCACCGATTTTTACGATAATGGCTTAAGGACTGCTTGGGACTGGATTAGATATCTTGGACTATTGGTAAGCCTAGCTATTATCTTCGGTGTTGTTTCAGGACTGGTTTCTAGACTTGGAATGACATGCACATGATTCAGGAATCCTTCAACCTAACCCATACCGTGAGCCATTCTCACGACCCTGATACAAGTAAGATCGTAGAACGCTACATAACCGATTCAGGGAAGCGCAAGAGCAACAATCAGCGCGTAGCATGGTTAGTAGCGCGGTATCCTGGGAAGACGGCGAGTGAGCTTGCAGAGGAAGCTTTTAGACGATTTGGCGATGAGCTTGGAGACAATATTCACAGTGTTATTTTCGAAGTCCGCCGCCGCCTTAGCGACATGAACGGTATCCATGTAAGGCGTGGGGATAAGCATGAGGCGCGTATTGGGTTGCTCAAGAATAAAGAAAGCATCTGGTGGCCGAAATGATTTGCTGGCACAAATGGTCTAAATGGTCCGAGCCACAAGATATAAAGTGTTTGCATCGCGACGGCCTAACTGGTGAGTATGTAAATTGCCGCAAAGGTATGCAACACCGTGTATGTGAGAAATGCGGAATGCATCAACGTAAATGGGTTAGGGAGTTCGGGTGATTTTCGCCGCCCTGGGTCTCTATCTCTCAGCATCCCAGGTGTATTGGGCCCAGCAGGCATTTTTAATAGGAGAACCGCACAATGTCGGTCACACACTTGTCGCACTGGAAGGCCAGGAAAGCAGCTACTGTAGATTCAAGGGTACTTCCTGGTCTCGAGGCTGCCTTGGAATCAAAAGAAGTACGGCAAGATTATTCGACCCAGATGTTACTAGAGATGCCCTCACAAACGATAATTACAGAAATCTACATGATGGGCTCATGTATCTACTCTACTGCAAAGCCCACACGAAAAACTGGTCTCACATGGTTGCTTGCTACCATTGGGGGCTCCCTCACGAAAGCAAAATGTCAGATACAGAGATTGAAGCAGATGTTTACGTGAACGCCATTCGAAAGCGAATGCAAGAGGTGAAAGTTTCGCATGATTGACCGGCCTATATATTCTAGGATTTGTAAGTCTCCTGCGGATTTATTGAAGGCTGGATTAGCTTGCGAAATACTAAGCAAAGAAAATAACTTCCCGGTTGAGGTTATAATCAGGAAATGGAAGCCTCGTCGTACCGACCAGCAAAACAGGTATCTCTGGGGTGTGGTATATGGAATAATCTCCCAAGAGACGGGTAATGACGTGAATGACTTGCACCTCTACTTCCTCGGAGAGTTTTTCGGCTGGGAGGATTATGAGGTAATGGGCATGACGCGCAAGAGACCGCGCGAGACGTCAAGCAAACAGATTAAGGCGCGATTTTCCGAGTATCTGGAATTCGTGATATCTAAGGCGGCTTCACTCGGTATCGTTATTCCACCGCCGAATCATGATTACGTGCCGGAAGCGAACAGTAGGAGGGGATGATTGAAGCCACGAAGCGAAAAGGCTACCACTGGTGAGCTAATGCGCTATGCCGCTATCAAGTCCATGCCATGCGCTGCTTGTAGGCAGATAGGTGTTTATAATCCTTGGTCTGATGTACAGCATATGACTTCCGGCGGTCGTAGAATCTCCAATGAACATACCTATCCGCTATGTAAATGGCATCATCAGGGATATATCCCGCCCGGTTACGGTCTGAAAAACTCCACTGAGGCAACCGAGAAATTCGGGCCTAGCTTCGCAAAAAGCAAGCGAGAATTTGAAGCGCGATTCGGAACTGAGGAAGAATTGCTAGCGCAAACGAATAGGCTTCTAGGGCCTAATGTGGTGAGAGAATGAGCGCCGCCGAAGACCTGCTAGAATTGCACTTGAAGGCCGAAAAGATTCATTTCGTGCGGGAAGTTAAGTGTATTCCAGACAGGGATTTTAGGTTTGATTTTCGCTGCCGCAATCTGGACAACGAGGAAGCCGTGTTAGTCGAGGTACAAGGCGGAGTTTGGCTCAAGGGGAAATCCGGACACTCAAGCGGAACAGGAATCACCCGAGACTGTGAAAAGCTCTCCCTGGCCGCTGTAAATGGTTATAGAACGATTGTCGTAACGCCCGCGCAGATTAAGAGCGGGCTTGCGATAAAATGGATTCGCGAGGCTTTGGGGAGCCCTAAAGGATAGGGCTAGGCGTAAGACTTTCCGAATCTCAAGTTACCATCCCTATCAATCCACCAAGAGAAGCTCTGACCATTACCGCCGTGCCATACTCGGCAGCGATACATAGCCCCTCCATCCTTGGCGATACCATTGCATTTGGTCAGCTTGCCGCAATCAGGGCATTCAAGCGCCGGATAATCGGATGGTTTGGAAATTTTCCGTTTCATGGTGTACCTCGACAGCTAGTTAGTAATACTCTTGATTCTTGTGAACCTGACTCTCTTGATTCTCTTCTCTCTCCCCCTCGGGTATTCCCTTGGGATCACAACCATTTGTTCCGCTTATCGTAGGCGGTATCCAGCATTCCTCTAGCTCTCAGCATGGCGTGACTGAAATCCTTATCCCCACAATGGGCGACCAGGTCTTCCAAGCATTCCGCGAGCGCCGCAGTCCGGGTATCGAACTTCTTGCGCCAATTGCGCTTAGGCTGCTGCTTGTTCATTCCATATCTCCTTAGATAGAGGGGCTTTAGGGATTAACGGACCTTACGGCCCTGTACGCGGGCTATAGTCCGGTCTAAGCGGTCCTGGGCATCACGGCTGACTTGAGCATCCGCAGCCATCTGGTTGGCCCGGATGAGACGGCGGATATCGAGCTTGAAAGCCTCTTCATCAATCTTGGCAATGCTATTGCCCATCAGGTACTTCTTAAGGCCACGACCAGAATTAAGGGTCCATTCATTGTCGTAGTCCTTATTACGCCCGAAGGTCATACCAGCCTCTTTAGCGAGAGCTTTAAGGGCTGCAACCTTAATACGGTTCGGATGATTAGCCATTTTCTTTCTCCTGCCCCTGACCAGCCGAGGCGCGCTATGAATCTCTATCTGGGATTCAGTATAACCCAAAGCAAACAAATTGCAAGCCCCGAACAGCCCACTTGCAAAATATTTTTTATGGCCTATAATCCTACCCATGACCAAGAAAACAGGCCCCGGCAGACCCCCTAAGTACCCCTGGGCGAAGATACGCCTAGGACGCTCTATAATCGTTCCTGGGGCGATTTTGCGGACCCTAGGCCCGGCAGCCCGCCAGTGGGCAGCGCGCTATAATAGGCGTTTTAAGCTGTCTACAGTCAAGGAGGGCGTACGGGTAGCCAGGGTTGAATGAGTATAAAGCCACTTAAATCACTTTAGAGGCTAGGTAGGAGGGATGGGGATGAGCTATTTTCCGATAATCATTCTACTGGTGGATACGGATAAGGTAATGCTGTGTAAGTATCCTGAAAACATACCGTCTGGTATGGCATTCAGAGTTTTGCATACTCGGGTATAGAATCTGCATAGAAAGAAGCGGTGCTAGTAAGCTGTGACCAGTAACGGAGAGAGGAGATAAATTATATGGGTTGGGGTTCTGGCTGTTACGTGATGGATGGAGTTATTGACGCCGCGAAGAAGCATATTCCAGATGCTGATAAGCGCAAAGAGTTCTATGTGGAAATTATTAAGATGCTTGAGAATGAGGACTGGGATACTCAGATGGATGCTGGAGAAAAAGACCAAGAGGTTTATGATGCCGCCTTGAAATTGGCGCATCCTGATTGGTATGAAGACGAGGAAATGCTGACTACTAGAGTGTGAGTTTTTAAGGATTGGTTTGCGAAAGGTGAGATAGGCTTTTGGACTATTCGTGGCGACGATAGTTTGATTTCATTAAGGCGCTGTTGATACAAGCTCAGAATCGTGAGCAGACTGGCGGCAGCTTTTCAGGCGCGGAGAGTAACGTACTCTGGGTCAGCCGCAAGCCAATCGCTTAAGGACTTTCAGGAGAGAGATTAAGGTTTTGCGCAGGTGGAGAGTAGAACGGATGCTGACTGACAAATCCCCCAGGGGATTAGCAATTACGCTTAAGCAGCTAGAACCGACTCTCCCGGCGCATCTTTTTAGGAGTGAGTTTAGATAGAGGTTGCGGCGTTGATGGAAACGCGGAGCGGGTGTAGTAGTAAGCTAGGTGTGACCTTGCCCCTAGGCATATGGCGGCTTCCTTAAATGGTCGCGGTCTATTGTCAGATGAAACTTACTAGAGCAGGAATCAAGCCCTGCCAGCCTCTTTCCAAGCCCATTCCCAATAGAGGGAGAGATAAGATGAGTTATCCATGTGGACCGAATACTTTAGGCAAGAAACATCGAATGGGAGGTATTGAGCGCGTCGAAATTGCTGTGGACAAATATGAATGGCGTAAGGTCAGGCATCCCAATCCAGGCAAGATTAACTTTCGCCGCAGCGACCCAAGGCATCCTAAACATGCGGCTAATGCAGAGCTTCCGCCTTTCAATCCTCTCTAGAGGGATTCCGCGAGGTGAATTATGAGCGAATGGCAGGATATAAGCACAGCGCCTAAGAAAGGGATTAATCAATTCAGAGTTATTCTTCTATCTCGCGCTGGACAAAAGGAATCAATGCCATGTTATTGGGATGGAGAAAATTGGAAATGCGCATCTGTTTTCGGGAATGATTTGATATATGTCCATCCGACTCATTGGATGCCTCTCCCCTCTCCCCCTGAGCCCAAGGAATAAACATGAAGACAGCAAGAGAAAGAGTGAATAAAGATATGATTCCAGGGCTTGAAAAACTCATGCTCAATGAATCTGCCGCCGCTCTCCGCGAACTGGACCGCCTACTTTCAGAATATTGCGGAATGATAGACGAATATGAAAAGGATAAACCGCAAGTCGTAACGCCTTCTATGATTTTGCTCCGCAATCAATGTCGTGAAGCGGGATACTAATATGAGCATACGTTCAACATTATTGTTGGTAGCTGACGATTTGCGCAGCGATGGAATGAATGGCGAAACCATCGGGGATAAGGATGCCGCGAGTCTTATCGAAATAGATCAATTACTCTCAGAAGCTGTAGAGCTTATGGGTTATTTTCACAGAGAGAAAGGCCCTACTAAAGAATCAGGGGATTGGATTCTCCGCATGAGTGACGCAGGATATTAAGCTATGGCTACTGATTCAAAATACGATGCAATGGTAGCCCAAAAGCAGGCAGAACTGCGGGGAGAGAGGAAGGTCCAAGTTTTTTCGGCAAGCCAAGGAATTGAATTCAAGACAGGCGAGCCCAAGCGTAAGAGAGGTCGCCCGGTTGGAAGCAAGAATAAACCTAAAGCATGAGAGACCTTGACTTAGAATGCCGCGAAGCGAGGGTAAGGCATCTATTCAGATTAAAAGAGCGTTCTCGTTACCGGCATATTTACAAATTAGTGCGTAACATCTTGGAGGATTTGTGCTGAATGCTATCCACGATAGAGTCATTTTGGAGCCGATTCCCGAAGCCACTGAAACTGCTGGCGGCATCCTCATTCCTCTTGCTGGCCCTTCTAAGATGGGTCGAGTTGTATCAGTCGGGAAAGGAAAACTCCTAGACGATGGTACATACAGACCACTCCAAGTGAAACCCGGGGATAGAGTCCTGGTAAATCAATTTTCCGAACTCCAGAATGAAGACGGTATTTTCTGGACTTGCACAGAAAAGGAAATCCTAGGGATTATCGAGGATTAGGCTATTTGACACTTCCATAAATATGGCTATACTCGGGGTGCGCATGTCGCGCCTTGGAGACAATTATGGCCGTTTCTCCCCATCCTTCCGTCAAGCCTTCCAAACCCCATAAGCCGCCTACTGTGATGCATGAAGCCGAGCATGAACATGGCTCCGGTCAGGCAGGTGTCAAATATGGTTCCAGCCATACCATCAAGACCCATGGTATGGGTAATCACAAGTCTGAGTTTCCTGGCGCAGAGGGTGGTTTCCCGAAGGCCGGTGATAAGGACGATAAGTAATGCCCCACCCTGAAAAGGGTGAATCCATGAGCAGCTATATCAGCAGGTTCATGGGTTCTAAAGAGGCGAAAGGCGATTTTCCCAAGAAGAAACAGCGCCTTGCGGTAGCTTATAGTCTATTCAAGAAACGGAAGAAGAAACGTGCTTGAACAAAGCGGGGTGCGTCTTGAAAGCAAAGGATACGCGTTTATCGAAGCCCCGGGATTCAGGCCGCTTCGTGACTACCTCCTCCTCAAACCCCTACCATGGAAACCTTCCCGGACAATTCAGATTGCCGGGGACACCCGTAGAACGCTACGAGGGGTCATTATTGCAGCAGGTCCAGGAATCTATCCAAAGCGTTATAACCGCGACAGGTCCAAAACCTGGGATTCCGAAGCATTTCGCCCCACGGAAGCCAAAGTAGGAGATACGGTAGAACTAGGCGGGCTTCATATTGACGGTTACGAATGGCCTAGAGTCATATTCAATAACGAGCCTCACATCATTTGCAGAGACGAAGATATTTGCGGTATTGTAGAGTAACTAATAGTTTCACAGGGAACATATATGGCCCTTGGGCGACCGACTAGTTACACACCAGAATTGACCACAGCTATCTGTCTTAGATTGGCTTCCGGTGAATCTCTCCGTTCTATCTGCGAATCCGAAGAAATGCCAGCAATATCAACAGTCCTATTATGGGTTGTTGATGGAAAGCACAAGGAATTTTCGGAACAATACGAATTGGCCCGTCAGGCTCAGGCAGAAATGTATGCCGATGAGCTTAAAGAGATTGCCGATGATGGCCGTAATGACTGGATGGAGCGTCATTATGGAGAAACTACCGCGTGGGTAGAGAATGGAGAGGCTATGGGGCGCTCCCGCCTTCGCCTAGATGCACGCAAATGGATTGCGGCTAAACTTCTCTCAAAGCGTTATGGCGATAAGTCCGAAGTAGCCCATACAGGCCAAGTGACCATTAACATGGTCAAGGACTTGGGTAAGTGACTGAGATAACCCTTCCTAACGAATGGAGACCACGTGCGCACCAGAAGCGTCTATGGAATTACATGGAATCGGGGGGTAAGAGAGCGGTAGCTGTATGGCACCGCCGGGCAGGAAAGGACAGTACCGCCCTTAACTGGACAGCCTTTGCCGCGCATCTTCGTATCGGTACTTACTGGCACATGCTCCCTACTGCTACTCAAGGTAGATTAGTCGTTTGGGAGGGTAAGGACAGTCAGGGGCGTTCCGTTATAGATCAAGCCTTCCCCGAAGAAATACGGTCAGGTATCCGAAATGACCAAATGCGTATCGAGCTTAAATGCGGGTCAGCATGGCAGGTGGTGGGGTCAGATAACTACGACAGACTGGTTGGAGCCAATCCCATCGGGGTCGTGTTTTCTGAGTGGTCCCTTACAGACCCTAAAGCATGGGACTATGTTCGCCCCATCCTTGCTGAGAACGGAGGATGGGCGTTATTTATCTATACCCCCCGGGGCAAAAACCACGGCTCTGACACCCTGGACATTGCCCGGCATAGTCCAGATTGGTTCCATGAAATCCTCACCGTAGAGGATACAAAGCTCATCGGAGACCATGTAATTGAGGATGAAAGACGCTCGGGAATGTCTGAAAGTCTAATCCAGCAGGAATATTACTGTTCATTCGAGGCCGCTAATGAGGGCTCTTATTACGGGAAACAGATTGAACAGGCCGAACTGGAACACAGGATTACTAGGGTCCCTTATCAGCCGGAAGCCACTGTAGATACATGGTGGGACCTTGGAATAGGGGATGAAATGGCTATCTGGTTCGTCCAGAAAATAGGCCATGAGATACACGCCATTGATTACTATGAATGTAACGGTGAGGGACTAGCTCACTACGCAAAGGTCCTACAGGAAAAGAGATACCTCTATGGAACACATTGGGCTCCCCATGACATTACGGCCCGAGAGCTAGGGACTGGTAAATCCCGCCTTGAAGTCTCAAGAAGCCTTGGGCTGAACTTCCAGGTAGCCCCAAGATTAGAAGTAGCCGATGGGATTGAAGCTGTAAGGAACGTCCTACCCCGGACTTGGTTCGATGCAGACAAGTGCAGGCATGGGATTAAGGCCCTAAAGTCCTATCACCGTGAGTTTAATGACCGGCGACAGACATTCTTGCCCCATCCTGTACATGATTGGTCCTCTCATGGAGCGGATGCGTTTAGAACTGGCGTGGTGAGCATCAAGAATGCCGTACCCCCTAAAGTCACGGCTCCCTATGTTGCTCCTAGGCCTTCCTCGGGCGATAGCTGGATGGTCATGTGATAGACCCTGATTTCATAGAATGGGTTTGTACCGAATGTAAGAAGGAAAATAGGACTATCCGTGATGCCTATAATTTCTTCTGCCAACACTGCTTGGCTAGGCATTCTGAGAAAGAAGTAAAGGAACAGGAAAAGAAATGATAGCTGGCGATACCAATCTGGAAGAAGGCGTTTTAGGCACAAGCGAGGATGAAATTATCCTTGAGTGCCAGGAACGCTTTGCCATGGCATCGGAGGCTGAATCCAAGAATCGCAATGAATTTGAGTTTGATAAGCGATTTGTCGAAGGTGAACAGTGGGACCCCACTATTAGGGATGAACGTTTTTCAGACCGACGTCCTGCTTTGACCGTAAACCTGACCGATTCCATTACCCGCAGGGTCATTAACTCATGCCGGGAGAACAGACCTAGGCTTGTATGCCATCCCGTAGGGAATGGAGCGGATAAGGATACCGCCAAGGTCATAGACGGATTGTTCCGTCATATCGAATATGCTTCGACTGCAAACTATTGGTATGACAATGCCATAGAGAATTCAGTCCACGGTGGGTGGGGATGGTTAGCGGTTGATAATGAATACTTTTCAGAAACCAGTTTTGACCAGGAACTGAGGATTAAGGGTTATTCAAACCCCCTTATGTGTTATGGAGACCCTAACAGCCGTATGCCTGACGGGTCTGATATGGATTTCTTCATCGAAACCGAATACATGAAACGGACTGTCTATAAGCAGCGTTTCGGGCAGATAGACCCTAATGGATGGAGATATGTCGGACGAGGGGACGATGTTCCAGATTGGTCCAATAAGGAAGAAATCCGGGTCGCCAAATATTGGCGAATCGAGCATATCAAGGACACCCTCATAGAATTTACCGACGGACAGAAACACCTTAAGTCCGAAATGGGGCTTAGACGCAATATCCAAAAGCTCATGGGGGGGCTAGTCAAGGCGCGTGAAAGACAAGTCCTCCGGAGACAAGTCAAATGCTACCTGCTGACCTCTACCAAGATACTCAAGGTTACTGACTGGCCTGGTAAGTGGATTCCCCGGGTTCCTGTATATGGCCGTCGCATGGACCTGAACGGTAAGATTACAGTTAAAGGCATGGTGAGGGACCTTAGAGACCCTGCCCGTATTTATAACTATGCTCAGACCGCAAAGACTGAGGCTTATGCTCTTTCCCCGAAAGCTCCTTGGGTTGGGCCCAAAGGCTTCATGGAAGGGTCTGAACCAGCTTGGAGAGATTCAAACCGTAAACCCATCGTAGCTCTCGAATACGCCCCTGTTAAACGTGATGATGGGACGTATGAGCCCCCTCCCCAAAGACAGCCCCCTA